TTGAGAGAGTCGGTTAAACAGCTAAAGTCTGTATACTCACAGACAGTTAGAAAACAGGATGCTATTATTCAGGAGCATGAGAAGAGTATAAAGTCTTATGATAAAAAGATTGCTTCTCTCTCTAAGCTTCGTAAAAATGTAGAAGGGAAATACGATGAGTCTATCTTGTCGCTATCTCTTTCTGAGGTTATACAGCTAGAGAATGATAATAGTTCTGCTGAGTGGAGTATAGCTTCTGCCAATAAGGATATTGGTGTATTAGAAGATAGAATTGCATACCTAAAGTTTAAGTTAGAAAACCCAGAGCAGCATCAATATTGTGATAAGTGCGGCCAGTCTGTTGATGCCCCCTTTCATCCTAAAAGAGTTGCATTAGAGATAGAAGAATGTAGGGGTCATATTATTGAACATGAAGAGGATAAAACTAAGTACAATGACAGAATAAAAGAAGTCCCTATTACTTCTATTGAATATCATAAAATTATTGAGTACAACCAGCTTAGGAAGGAGTCTGAAACCTTTGAGGATATTAAGACTGACACTCTTGGTAAGATCCAAGAAGCCCATGATGTTAAGCAAGAGTTCAACAGCAAGTACGAGATCATGCGCTTTTGGGAGAAAGCATTTTCTGAATCAGGTATAGTTAAATATATTATTAAAAATGTATTAGAGTATTTTAATTCTAAAGTAAACTTCTACTTATCTCATCTCTCACAAGGCAAGTTTTTTATTGAGTTCGATGAGAGTTTAAAGGAGACGATCACGCATAATAAGAAACCTATTCATTACATGTCCCTGTCTGGAGGGGAGAAGAGGAAGATTAGTTTGTCTGTCATGCTGGGGTTGCAGGAACTTTTGAAGATTTCACACAACCAGAAATCTAACCTAATGTTTTTCGATGAAGTTGCTGAGAATCTTGACCAAGAGGGGTTGGAGGGACTCTATATACTCTTGTCAGAATTGAAGAAAGATAAGACTTTGTTCGTAATTACGCATAATAATTATCTTAAATCTTTAATGGACAACGCTAAGACTATCACTATGATAAAGTCTAAAGGAATCTCTAAAATAACAGGAAAATAATATGGCAAACGCAACCCTAAACGAACTTGGTCAGGAAATTTTTGAATCTCGATACGCATATCCTGGAGAAACTAAGTGGGCTGAACGGGCTAGGGTTATTGCTAAAACTGTGGCATCCGCAGAGAGAGATGAGGAGAAAGAAAAAATTGAAAAATACTTCTATGAAGCTATCGGTTCTGGAGACTTTATCCCTGGCGGGAGGATTATTTATGGTGCTGGTCGTAATAGGGGTCATCATAACTTGCTTAATTGCTATGTCATTAACCCAGAAGACAGCGTGGATTCTATCGGGAAGACCGTCCAAGATATGTATAGAATCTCCTGTGCGGGGGGAGGTGTCGGATTTAATGTTTCAAAGATTCGTCCGAAAGGAGACCACATAGGGAGCGTTCTTCACTCAGCCCCTGGTTCGGTCTCTGTGTTGAAGATGATCAATGAGGTGGGTGAACATGTACGAGCGGGAAAAAATAGGCGAACTGCTCTTATGGGCATTCTTAATGTTACTCATCCTGACCTTATGGAATTTCTCCATGTTAAACTGGATAAGGGGGAGCTTAACAATTTCAACATCTCTGTTGCTATTACCGACAGGTTTCTTGAGGCTGTAGAGTTGGAGGAGGACTGGTTCTTTACATTTAATAATAAAGAGTATCACTCCTACGATCTAGTTCGTAATGGTGAAGAGGTTGTTAGTGTTGTAGGTATGGATGAGGAGGATGTCCTTACGCGAGCTAATAATTTCTACAAAAAAGATTGGAAGGATACTTTTGAGGTCGTTTGTAAAAAGGATATAAAAGCTAGAGATTTGTGGAATATTATTTGGAAAAATTCTGTTGAGTCGGGCGATCCTGGTATATATAACATCGACTTAGCAAATAGGTACACGAATGTTTCATACTTTGAAAGGCTGGATTCAACGAACCCTTGTGGTGAGATTTCATTACCCTCTTATGGGAACTGTTGCCTCGGCAATGTTAATCTTTCTAATATGGTACTTGATGATGGGACTGATGTGGATTGGAAGCGTCTTGCAAGAACGGTGCGAACAGGTATTCGGTTCTTAGACAATGTACTTACTGTTAATAAGTTTCCTACGGACACATGCAGGAGGATTGGAGAAAGATCTCGTAGGATTGGGTTAGGCGTAACAGGTCTACATTATATGCTCATTAAACTGGGGATTAAGTACGGTAGTGAAAAGTGCCTTGAGTTCTTAGACCGACTGTTCACTACTATACGAGATGAATCGTACAAGCAATCTATTTATCTCGCAAGGGACAAGAGCCCATTCCCAGAGTTCGAATACAAACAATATTTAAATGAAGATTATGCAAAAACTCTCCCCGCTCGTATTAGAATGCTTATCAAACGATACGGGATCAGAAATGCTGTTATGCTTACTATCCCTCCTTGCGGTACTATCTCTATGCTCCACGGGGTTAGTTCAGGCATTGAGCCTATTTTCTCTGCTATGTATACCCGCCGTTATCGGCATAACAATATTTGGAAAGAGAAATTAGTTGTTGACCCCCTATTCCAAGAATATTTTACAGAAGACAGATCGTTGGAATGCTTCGTCGGAGCCTATGATGTGGCCCCCGAAGACCACATTCGGGTCCAAGCGACGATCCAAAAATACATGGACTCCTGTATCTCGAAAACTATTAATCTCCCTGCCACTTCTACACCTGAGGAATTCTCTCAAGCGGCTTTGGATTATGCTCCGTACCTGAAAGGGTTGACGGTGTATAGAGCAGGAGCAAAGGAAGGAGAGCCTCTTCAGGCGATCCCTCTGACGCAGGAGAATATTGAGGAACACATGACGGTATTTGTAGATACTAGTCTTGCAAGTGGAGATATGTGTTCCGTAGCAGGAGGCGAATGCTAATGCCTACCTATGAGTGGATATGTAGAGAATGTAATATTTATTGGGACAGAGAGTGTAGGTTAGGAAAAGCTCCCGACAGAACTAGGTGTCCTAAGTGTAAGAGTCTGTCTCCTAGGTACTGGCAACAGCAAGGAGTGGCAATCTCTTTTAAAGATGATGGAAATTGTAATAAAAATTCCAATGTTAATGATTTCCATACAGTAAGGAGACGCTACCAGAAGGTCGCAGAAAAGGGGTATGATAAAAAATCTGCTAATACTTTCTTACGAAAACAAATTGAGGCTAGTAAAAAAGCTCAGGATAATGAAGACTTTAGATACAAGTCTGCTGAGGTTGATTGGCATAAACTTGCTGACGATAGAGGATTAAAAAAGGTTAGTGAAAAAGAGGCTAGAGAAAAGCAAGAAAGGTCTCGAAAACTGACAGGAGATGCCTATCATAGAGCGAACAACATGGGCTACAAAGACATTGGTAGCGAGAAACTAGACGTAGCAAAACCCAACAAAAACAAACCCACCTAGCATGGCATACGATTTTAGCGAGAATATTCAAAGAGGTATCCTCTACCTCTTGAAGTCTAATAAAGATTTCTATCTCCAGATTATCAATCTGGTTCAGCCTGATTACTTTGAGTTTCCTTCTCATTCCAAGATCTTTAACAAGGTTAAGGAACATTATGATAAGTATGGGAAGCTCCCGACAGATGATTTTATCATTCAGGATGTTAAGCCTTCCCTCAGCAGCCGTGAAAGTGCCTCCGATTATGAAGATGAGTTATCCTACATTAACAATGTAGACACATCTACAGTAGGCAACACTGAGTATATGCTAGACTTAGTAGAGGGGTTTGCAAAAAAAGAAGCAATGAAGGCTGCTATTGCTGATAGCATTTCGCTCATTAAGGAGAACAGGATTGATGAGGTAGAAGCTTTGGTTCGGAAGGCACTCCTTATTAATCGAGATGTAGATACTGGTCAGGATTATTTTAGTGATCTTCTTGGTCGTTGGGATCGCATTTTTAATAAGAAGAATGAAGTTAAGTATAAGACAGTCCTACCTGCAATCAACAAGTCCTTAGAAGGGGGTTTGGGTGCCAAAGAGATGGCTATGGTTGTTGCCCCTCCTGGGGTTGGGAAGTCCCTGTATCTGGTGAATCAGGGAGTACACTCAATGATTGAAGGTAGGAAGGTCTTGTACATCTCTCTAGAAATGAGCGAGGATAAGATCGCCCAGAGGTTTGATTCAATCATGACCTTGGTTCCTCAGTTCAAACTGAAGGATCCTGCTAACCAACTAACTGTGAAGGAGAGGTTGGAGATGTTCCAGCAGGAATTCCCTGGAAGCCAGTTAGTTATTAAAGAGTTCCCCACAGGACAAGCATCTATTAATACTATTCGCAACCTCCTCGTTCAGTTGAAGAACTACGATGAGTTTGAGCCTGACCTACTGATCGTGGACTACCTTGAGTTGCTTCGTCCGACTAGAGAGATCCAACAAGAGTACCATGCCCAACAGAAGACCGCAGAGGAGCTTAGAGGGGTTGCTATGGAATACAACTTCCTCGTCTGGACTGCCACCCAAACTAACAGGCAGGGGAGGATGGTGAAGGTTATTACAGACGCAGAGCTTGGAGATTCTTATGGTAAGATTCGAACCTGTGATTTTGCCATGTCTTTGAATCAGTCTGAGGAAGAGTTCGACGAAGGCAAGATGAGGGCTTATGTGATTAAGTCTAGAAACGGTAGGCCCCGTTTTATTGTTCCTATGGATGTAGATTATAATGTCCTTCGAATGTCAGAAGGGGATGAGGTCTTTACAGGAGATGCTTCCTAATGGTCTCAATCTCTAAAAAGGATTACCCTGTTCATCCTTTAGAAGTGCATACAGGTATTAAAACCTTTACCATTTTACAAAAAGCCTTAACAAAAGATAATCTTTATGGGTGTGTAGAATTTCCAAAGTCTCTCCTTACTATTGATCCTAATCAATGTCTTGAGGATTATAGAGGAACGCTCCTGCACGAAATTTGTCACATTGGATTTGAGCTTTACGGTCTTGGAGATGATGACGAGATGCCTCAGATTGGGAATGAATTTCTTACCACAATTACTTCAAATATGATTCAGCAATTAGCTACATTAAATAAAGAACTATTTGAATTTATCTTCGACTCCCCTAAATAGAGTAGGAGAAAACTTATGAAAGACATGACCTTAAAAGATATTCTATTTAGGGAGGATAGACCCCTCACATCCCTCTCTTTATACAGAGATGGAAGATGGATCTTTGCAGCCCCCACAAACTTAACCAAAACCACCGCACAACAAGCGTTTTATTTGATAAGCGAGCCGTTTGGTTTAGTACGACAAGGAACTTCCAATCCTAAAATACGAGCCGTGACGGGGGCTCCTGGGGATTATCTGGCTGTAAACTCTGTAGGGGTTTACTCCTTGATTAAAAAGGAGGAGTACGCTAGACAGTTTCCTTCTCCGAATTTAAATCCCCCCACCAACCCCAATAACTCATCCCAAATTAAAGATAAAAACTTTTTAACAAATATCTTGAAAGGATCTGGGTCGGCGGTCTCTAATAATAAGATAAGCAAACCAACACTCCCAACTACTGGGTACTAATATGCAAGAACTAATTGAATCACTAGAAGATTTTACCTGGGAAAATTATAAAGACATCAGCGATGCTCTTGTTTCCTTTAACGATTATGAGGTAGAGAACGAGATGCTTCGACAAGCCTCCATTTATTCCTACTACTATGGACTGATGAGTATGGCTAAGAGGAGAATGAATGAGGGTGCCCTCAATGTCACTCATTTTGCATCTGATCTTAGAAAATCCACGAAGGCAGAATCTGGCGTTAAGCTTACTGCTAAAGACCTTGATGATATTGTCATGAGCAATGCTACTTATTCTGCTTTGCAGAACTCCGCAGATGATGCTGTCTTCAAATACGAAATGCTCAAGGGATTGGTTCGCGCCCTTGAACAGAAGAAAGATATGTTGCAGCAAGTGTCTGCAAATAAACGCGAAGAAACTAAACTTTACAAGTAATACTACTATTATACTATACTAACTAAGGAGTAACTAACTAATGGCTATTGATCTTAATGCGCTTCGTTTGAAGCACGAACAACTTAACAACCCGCAGTCGGGTAACAACACAGACTTCCTCAAGAAGTTCTATCAAATTCCCGAAGGCACTAATGCCGTTCGGATTCTTCCTTGGAAGGATGATGAGAAGGAATTCTATGCGGAAACTAAAATCCATCGAGTGCCTGGGCCTGATGGAAATGTAAAGAATATCCACTGCCGTAAGATTCACGGGGAGAGTTGTCCCATGTGCGATCTTTACTATGCTTTGTGGAAAACTGGTCGCCAAGAGGACGAAGATCTTGCTCGTAAGATTAAGCCCAGGGCTCGTTACTACATGAATATTCTCGACCGTGAAGGTGGGGAAGTTAAAATTCTGTCCATCGGTGTGATTCTTTTCAAGAAGATCATTGGTGCGATGCTTGATGAAGACTTCGGGGATATTACTGATCCTGAAGCTGGTCACGATTTCAAGATTGTGAAAGAGATGGAGGGGCAATGGCCGAAGTACGACCAATCCGCTCCCCGTCCTAAGTCGTCCCCCCTCGGCAGTAAGGCTGAGAACGCATCCACTATGGATTCTCTTCATAACATTCATGAGCTTGTTAAGCTTGAGGAATATGAAGATGTTAAAAAAGCTGCTGCAATGCTGACTGGTGTTGCAGTTCAAGGTACATCTCCGCAGGAGGCTACTGATGTCTCCGACAATGATTACCTCTCTAAACTTCAAAGTTAATTAACTATGAGAGATATTATTATTACCCTTTTACTTACTGCTGTACTAGGTGTGGGGTTGGGTTCCTGCGCTGCACTTGAAGGTTTCTTCGGGGAAGGTACAGTATTTACGACTGCGGATCAGCTTGAGGAGGGTCAGGAAGGAGCTATCATTCCTTTCGACCAACTTCCTGCTGCCGTTAAAGCAAAGATTCCTGAAGGAACTTCG